TCCCACAAAGCGATGTTTGTCGGATGCCCCTTGTCTATCATCGCATACATATAGCCTTCTCCGTATGCAAATGCTTGTGGAGTTCCGTTCTTGTAGATTTGGTTTGACCACGAGTCAATGATGTTGCCACTTGACAAAGTGTGGTTGTATTCGCTGAAATCTAACTGGTTCAGTTTGCGTTCTGCGATGGTCGTGAAGAAGTCCGCAGATTGTCCGTGACAAGTTACCTCATAGGTGATGTGTGTGGAGTCATCAACACGGATTTGAATCAACCTCAAGAACCCTCTCAATTGCTCAATGCCATCTACATAGATGATGCACTCCGCTTTGAGATTCGGGTTGAATGTCGGTGAAAATTGTGTCGTTGAACTTGTGGTTTGCTCTACCTCAAAAAGATGAGAGAAGATGATGTTGTTTGTCTTTGAACCCGGCAACTCAATTGTCTTTGTCCAATCGGATGACCTTGTGTCAGGTTCACGAATGTCTGCAATAGAGCGATTGATTAAGACATTGAAATCTTTGTAGGTGTCAAGTTTGCGTTGAACCCAACTACCACCCAATGCAATCTCTTTTGAAATACGGCATTCCTCACCTTCTTCAAAAGCATCAACAACACGACTCTCAAAACTGCCCTCAATCGTTTCAAGCAACGATGTGGGGATTGCAACATAAATTTCTATCATTGGCGTTGGCGTTTTGATTCAAAGGAATAACTCATATCAAGCTCAATGAAGAACGCATTGTCTTGGATGTGCTTCTTGACTTCGTAGGTCGTTGCGTCTATATTGACCGCAACCAAAGTGCCATCGTACGCATAGACAACGGGAGATGTAAACAAGTCAAGCAACCACTCGCTCTCTGCTTCCGTGATCCAGTTACTGAACATCTTGACCTTGTGAGTCATATTCGTGTCGTAGGTCTTTTGCTTGAATGCCGATGTAGTGTAACCGTATGTCGCACCCAATGTGTAAGGGTTGGACTTGAATTGCTTTCGCTGGATGTCGTAATTGTCACGCCTCACCCTATTGAATCGGAATGAGTCAAACCCACCTAATGAGTTCAGGAAGAACAAGTCAGTTGTGTCGTATTTGCTACACTCGTCAATCAGGTTCACTCGGTAGGTTTCCGATAGAACCGTTCCTCCAAGTTTTAACTGGATGTCATAGTATGTCGCTGCACCCGGTATTGTCAATTGACTTCCTGATGGAATGCGAACCACCTTTGTAGATGGTAGATTGATTGTTTGTGTGGATGCGTCCGAGTAAGTTACAAGGGCAGTTGTTGCCGTGTTGCGGATAGCATAGAGCCAATCCTTTTGAGTACGGTGAATCGTCTTGCTTCGGATAGGAGTCAAGAATAATCCATTGCCATCCATTGTGTATTGACCAGCATAGTTCACCAAGTCAATTGGATTGAGTGCAGCATTCCACACGCTTCCAGTTGCCGATGTCAAGTTGGTGTATTCGGTGACGCTTCCTGTGGCAGATGCAGAGTATTCATATCCAAACTCCACCTTGTAATCCATAATTGAATTTGTGCAACCACTTGCTGCACTATCGTTGAAGTTCCAATCATAGGTGACATAATTCTCAAGGATGCGTCCGATGTTGAACACCCCCTTGTTTGTGCTGCCATAGTAGATTGGTGCTTTGAGCTTGGCAAGTGAAGTGGTGCTTTGCTTGACCTCTGCAATGAACTTGAAATTGTCCTTTGTGTAGATGCCACCTGATGACTCCGTAATTACAAAGTTGGTATCATTGTACGCTGGAGCATACTCGTTTGGTTGTTGTGTGATAGATAGTGCCACGATAGAAAATAGCGGTTAGGGTTGTGCGTCCCAAATGCACCCATTTTTCTTGAGTTGCCCCCATTTTGCATAATACAATGGTTAATTACACCGATTTTGGGGTACTTTAACCAATATATTGTCAACCTATAGGTTTAGTTTATGACGGATAGATTCAACTTTAAAGTTGAATTTTTGTGATAATGTCACAAATATGCAACGATAAAGTGCGATATAATACTCAAAAGCATATAGTTTAGTCCCTTTTGTGACAAGTTATATGTTTAAGGGTATAATACCGTTTGGTATAAAACAAGGGTATTGAAACAAACATTTGCCACTAATCCTATAAATTGGCAATTTGTAACAAATACTGCCTATAATTTGTTACAACATCTCGTTCAAACAAGCCACCACATAGGCGTTGAATCCCTTTGTTGCTGACTGCTCTAATCGTTTCTGCCTCTCTTTGGTCTTTGCCTTGTAGAAAGCGATGGTGTTTAGGAACTCAATCAACGGCATCTGCAAGATGGTGTCCCATTTTGTCCGATCCCCTTTGACAATCTTGTCAACTAATTCCAACCACGCCAATGGACTTACGCTTCCCGTTTCAATTGGTTCATCTCCTCCTTCAAATAGGTTAGGATAGTTTCCAATAACTTGGGATAAACTGCCGAAAAAAAAACTGCATAGGAGTAAGCGGTGGTAACTGGAAGCGACAAGAACAATTCGCACTTCTCTTGATAGTGTGCTTGTGCATCCGTGACCTTCTTTGTCCGTCCCAAAAAGTCCACCTCATAAGTAAGCAACGCCATCACTTTGTGAAGCGACTCAATCATATCACCGTTGAATACTTGCTGGAGTTCAATGAAGTGGTGACCGCAAATCTCGTTTGTTGTCTTTGCCAACTTCCAACGCCTTCCACGATGTCGGAATGAGAATCGCACCTTGTCGGTTGGGAGTGTGTTTAAGAACTCCAACTTCTTCAGTTCGTTTGTCAGCTCATCAATCGGCATTGACTCCACCTTGTCCATTGACCAATCCTTCACGATGGCAAGGGTGTTCATTGTTTTCTCAATGTGAGACATATCACGACAAGAGTGAATCTCTTGCAGTTGGTAGATGGTTATGTTATTCCATTTCATAGCGTTTCAATTTGTAACGGTTTAGGCAAAGTAAAAAGTTCCAGGTCTATTGTGCTTTTTGCAATCGTTCGCAAGTGCAAGGGAGTTTACTGCGTCATCGTGTAAACCGGGAGGAGCAGTATATTTGACTCCAGTCCGTGTGTATTCAAACTCAAAGTTTTCTAACTCATCTCCGTATGGGTTTTCAGGAAATCTAATCGTGTTTCCTTGTATCTCCATAACCAAACTCTCAATCAGTTGTTGCTTGGATTGGCTTGTGTATTTGAATCCAAATATCTTTGGCAATACTCTCTGCAAATCCTCAACAATCGGATCACCTATACCGGTTGCGTCAATGTATGCCGGTGTTCTTCCTACAACTCCGATTATCTTTTGTTTAGTTTGTGTCCAATCTGCTTGAAATCTATCGCAATAGCAAACACGATTATCATTGTCAAGACCGGTGATGACCGTCCAATCCGTATATTTTGCCAAATCTATCCCGAAGGCAACTGCTTGTTTATTGCTTATTGGTGAGATACACTTGCGAATGTTGTCAATACCGAAAGGGTTGGTCTTGTCATCCGCTGGTTCTGCGAGATACAACTCATTAAATACATTTTCAGGAAGGTCACGCTTGGCTTGTTCTACCTCCTCAAGTTTGAGAATCCCCTCCTTGACTGCATCGTAAGCGGTTATTTTGAAATAACGATAGTCATTCTCTCCGCTCCTTGCCCTTTCTCCTAACTTGTAGAACCAGTTCTTTTTGCCTTTGACATTCCCAATCAGTTTGCACTTGCCTTGTGTGGCAGTTAGGGTTGAACGCATAGCATACCACGACTCCTCACGCATACGACTCGCCTCATCAATGACGGCAGCGTACACATCGTCTCCATAAAGGTTGTCAGGTTTCTCCCCTGACTTGAACTCAATGCGAGATCCTGTTGGAAGAGTGAGCAACAACTTGGTCTCGTTGCTTTGGAAGAAGTCCCGGTCATTGACTTGTGTTTTCATCCTTCGGAATGCAATCTCCGCTTGTTGGTAAACAGGTGCAACCCACCAAACCGATTGTCCCTCCTTGCACTTGAGAGCTTGTTCAAACAACCATATGATGTGCGATGCGGTCTTTCCCGTCTTTGTACTCGCTGCCGTTATCGTAAACCTCTCCTCACAATCAAGGATGGCTTGTTGGTAACTGGTGACATATGGTCGCTTGTAGTTTATTTGCATAGTTTATCGTAAACCGCCAACCGAGTCAGGTTGTGCAGTTCCAAATTGTGATAGGTGTTGCAATAGTCAAAGTTACTCCGTCCCATAGATTGTCTCACCGAGTGACCAGCATCAATCAGTTTCTCAATGGATGCTTTCCAATTGTTTTTGTTGGTGAATATCACTCCATCGTTTGATGTGTGGTAAAGATAAGGGAACACCGCAGAGCAGATGATAGGGATGCTATACGCTGCTGCCTCCACAATCTTCAGTTCACTCTTGCATTGGTTGAAGTGGTTGTCCTGAAGGGGTGCAAGTACAAAGTCAAAGTGCTTGTATACCTCGCCATATTCCCACACGCTTGTGCCTTCCACAATCTTGGCTTTGGGAATCAGTTTGACGATGTTGTTCCAATGCTCACTCGGAGTGTAACCCACAATGTAGAACTCCACATCCATAGCGTTGATGTCATCAGCGATGAGCTTCAAATCCTCCTCGTGTGTAATTCCTCCCACCCATCCAATCTTCACCGTCTCATTTTTCTCCTTAACTTGCGACCATTGGTTGTGTGTTAAGTCCAAGCAGTTCGGCACGACATACACCTTCTCGTTGATAGTGCGAATCTCCTTCGCCAACATCGGAGTGGTGGTGATGACGGCATCTGCATAGTGGATGGCATCCTTGATGGCGTTCTTGATTCCTTTCCTGTATGCCCAATATGCTGGATTATATTTGGGGAGTACCCAATAGTCATCAATGTCCACGACATAGGGTTTCCCGGCATCAGCGATCCGCTTGAGAACATCGTATTGGTATTTGCCCAACCATCGTGAGAAAACAACAAGGTCATATTTGGAGAAGTCAACCGTCATCCATTCCTCTTGCGATTGGCAAACATCAATTGTTGCTTGTCCGTCCAACTGCAAACGAAGATGCGGTGTATAGATGCGGTGATAAACCACACCATTCATTCCGTCAGTTAATATCAATAAGTTCATTTAGTATTTTTTGAAAGGTGTAGTTCTTGTTGTAATCATAAGCGATTCCTCCCATAGGAATCACATTCGGGCAATGATGATAGGACTCAAGCATTCGTTTGACTTTCATTTGCTCTGCAAGTGCAAAGGTACTTGACTGATTGCCAATGACCAACTTCACCGAGTTGATGACCTGTGACAATGCCAAAGCATCTCTTACCTTCAGGTGTTCACAATCTAACTGGTGGCGTGAGCAGAATGCGTGATACTCCTCTTCATATCCAAAGAAGATGCACTTGTGATCCTTGAGACATTTGTAGCTCATATCATTGTTGCGATAGCGTGTGCTAAAGTTCAAAAGGATTGTGTCCTTCAGCTCTTCAATCGGTTCAGGTGCAATCACACAAGGTTGAGTCAAGTCACAAGTCAATTCGGGATACACAAAGAAGTAGTTTCTCCTCAAGTCACCAGCACTCAAGTTGAGTTCGTGCCTTCGGAATTTGTCAAAGTCATACACAATGTCAGCGTGAGCGTTCATCTGCACACTTTGGATGTATGGTTGGAACTCAAGCAATGGTTTGATGTAAGCATAGGAGATTGGATTCATACAATAGCCACCACCGGGATGATTCGGTGTTCCATTCGGTTCACGAAATCCGATGTGAAAATCAATCTTTTCTCCGTGCAACTCGGATGCTCTCTTTGTTGCAGAAAGGGAATAGATTAAATCACCGATATGTCCTGACTGAATTACTCTCATTCATTCGGTAGAATTGGAATTGGCATCCAGTACAAGACCTCAAGCAACCGGTTGGTGTGTTCGTCAATCCACATCTCGTCAATGTAACGAGCCAGTGTGAACTCACCTTGTGATGTGTGAACGAGCTTCAACTCATCATCAATGGGTGGGTAAACATCTAACCCCCTCCAAGTTTTCTTCATCGTGGCTTGGGAACTGAAAGTGAGTGCGTGGCTTTGCTTTTCTCGTGTGGTGCTTTCATCCGATTGCAGTTCACACGGACATCACCGTATTGATTAACTACCAGTTCACCACTCTTGATGGCTTCGTTTAATTTGTTGATGTTGATTGATAGGTTGAGTCCGTACTCATTCTCCCATCCGTTACCGATGTAAGTTGTCATTGTCTAAATTCAAAGTTATTGTGAAATTTTTGGATTCTATTGTTTGGTCAATTGTTTCTTTTGGTTTTCCTTGTGAGCGTGTCAGCAACATCTCCAAGTTAAAGAGTGAGTTCTTGTCGTGTCCCTTTAGCAATGCTCCAGCGATGGTGCGTTCCATAATCGTGTACTCATCCCCTCTATCTATCTTCTCCAACTCCTTGCGTGATAGCGATAGCATTGACAACATCGTATCTTCCACCTGACTCTTTGTGTAGCCAATCTCTTTCATTTGCGTGATAAGTTTCTTCGGTCTGCCGTTGCCGATTCTTCTCTCATCCTCTCCCGGCTTGAATGGTTTTAAGTTTTCGTTGTTTGCCATAATTTTCACATTTGCTTCACATTTTGAGCTTCTCTGCGTGTTTGCATTTCAAGAACTCCTTGAATTGCTTTTGATCCCCGAACTTGGTGTGACAGGCACGGCACAATGCTTGGAGATTTTCTATGTTGTCGGCTTCCTTGCTCCCTCCCATTCCTCTTGCTTCAATATGATGGATGTCAACGGCAGTTGTTCCACACACCTCGCAAGGGATGAAGTCGCTGATGTCATATCCGAAGTGATTCAAGTATGTCAAGGTGTGTTTCTTCATCTCATTTCCAAATTCTCTTCACTCAATATACGATGGAGTGCATCTCTTGCGTCTTGATAAGCGTTGATGGATTCTTCGGATGCGTCATCAGGTGCGTACTTGACTTTTGTCCTCAAGAATTGATCCAGTTGCCACATAGCGTGTCCCCACTTCCATCCGTTTGTCGCATCTTCAAACTCCTCTTGTTCTTCAGGGAGATTGAATTCAATCGTTGCTTTCATTTTTTCTTCTCCGTTTTGGTTT